TAGAAAAACATTTAGAAGAATCCAGCAAGTCTCGTCCACCAATGATGATATGTTTAGATTCATTAGGCAATCTTTCTACTACTAAAGAAATGGAAGATGTTAGCGACGGTAAGGGGACCAGAGATATGACCAGAGCTCAAATGGTTAAAGGTACTTTTAGAGTTTTAACTTTATTAGGTGGTAAAGCTAAAGTGCCCCTTGTTGTTACTAATCACACATACGATCAAATAGGAACATTATTTCCTCAAAAAATTATGGGTGGAGGAACTGGTTTACATTATGCTGCATCTAGCATCGTATTCCTATCTAAAAAGAAAGAAAAGGATGGTACCGAAGTAATTGGTAATATAGTTCATTGCAGGACTTATAAATCAAGACTCACAAAAGAACATAAAATGGTAGATGTTCTTCTTACCTTTAAAGAAGGATTGAATAGATATTATGGATTAGCAGAATTAGCAGAGAAGTATGGAATCTTTAAAAAAGTTTCTACTAGATTAGAAATGCCTGATGGAGAAAAGGTTTTTCTAAAAACCATGCTGAAAAATCCTACCAAGTATTTTACTAAAGAAATTTTAGACAAGTTAGATGTAGCAGCAGGGAAAGAATTTTTATATGGAGAAATGGAAATGGAAGAAGAATTAGCTGTAGAAAAAGAAAATATCGAAAAAGTTAAAAATGAGTAATGACTTAACAAAAGAAGATTATGATAGAATAGACAGTTATTATAGACTGGTATTACATCCCAAACATCCCGAAGACATTACACAACAATGTATAGAGATGCTGACAGGACCGTTTAAAGGTGTAGTATATAAGTATGGCAAATTCCAAGTATCACCACCAGATACGGAAGATGAAAGTACTGCTAAGTATGAATATGATATTATAATGGTACCACCCGAATTAGAAGGTGTTGAACACACTGATGAAGAAGGTGAAGAATTTGAATTTATGATTGGTGAAATATTAGTAAAAATGATATGGGACAGATATCAAGAAACAGAAAAATCAGAAACAACAAACCCAGTAACTTTCGTGGAGGACAATGAATCAGAGGATAGAGCACCTAATACTATCACATTTGATACACAATGAACTGTTTTCTCGTAAAGTCTCCCCCTATATAAAAGCAGAATATTTTGATGATAATTCAGAAAAAATTATCTTCAAACAAATACAAGATTATATTCTCAAACATAATAGCTTACCCACAAAGCAAAGTCTTTTAATTGATTTAGATCAGATAGATGGTTTGCATGAAACAGAATTCCAACAAGCCACAGATATAATTAATAAGTTAGAGAAGCCAGAAGAAAAAGATATAACAGCTTGGCTTACCGAAGCTTCAGAAACATTTTGTCAAGACAAAGCAATTTATAATGCAGTTGTCGATGCAATTGCTATTTTAGAAGGTAATGAAAAACAAACTCATTTATCTAAAGGTGCAATCCCAAGTATATTATCTGATGCTTTAGCAGTATCATTTGATCCACATGTAGGTCATGATTTTATTGAGGATGCAGATGAAAGATTTGATTTTTATCACAGGGTTGAAGAAAAGATTGAATTTGATTTAGATATGTTTAATAAAATCACTAAAGGAGGATTACCGAATAAGACTCTTAATATATGTCTTGCCGGAACTGGTGTAGGTAAGTCCTTGTTTATGTGTCATCATGCAGCAAGTTGTCTTTCTATTAATAAGAATGTTCTTTATATAACCTTGGAAATGGCTGAAGAAAGGATCGCTGAAAGAATAGATGCAAATCTTTTAGATGTTCCTATTAGTCAATTAGAAGAACTTTCAAGAGAAATGTATCAAAATAAAATTGATAAGATAAATGCAAAGACAAAAGGTAAAATTATTATTAAGGAATATCCTACAGCGGCCGCCAGCGCAACGCACTTTAAAAATCTTTTAGCAGAATTAAAGTTGAAACGTAATTTTACTCCGGATATTATATTCATAGATTATTTGAATATATGTGCTAGCGCGAGAATTAAAGCAGGATCAAATGTAAATTCATATACTTATATTAAATCAATTGCAGAAGAATTGAGAGGATTAGCAGTAGAATTTAATGTTCCAATTCTTTCTGCAACACAGACAACAAGATCTGGATTTACAAGTACAGATATAGGATTGGAAGATACATCTGAAAGTTTTGGTTTACCAGCAACAGCAGATTTTATGTTTGCTATAATATCTTCGGATGAAATGGAAGAGTTAAATCAATTACTTGTAAAACAATTAAAAAATAGATATAATGATCTTACATCTTATAAAAAGTTTATTATTGGTATAGACCGATCTAAAATGAGATTATATGATGTAGAACAAAAAGCACAAGAAGATATTGCAGATAGTGGGCAATCTGATGAACCATTATTTGATACTTCCACTGGCAATAGAATGCGCAATAAAGCGGACTTTACGGCTTTCCAATGAATGAACTAGATCATATTAAAGAACATTTGGACGTTCCCAAAAAAGTTTTTAAATGGTTTGAAAATGAATATAATGAATCAACGACTAAACATCCAAAAGCTTGGTGCAAATGCGCTCACAGTATGGGTGCATATATTGAAGAGCAAATAGGATTTTCTTGTTATATTAGTATTAGAAAAGATAAATCATATGCATTATATGAATTGAATTATGACGGCGCAGCAAATGTGCCACAAGAACACTATTCTGAATCTGAGATAGAAATCACAATAAATTTATCTCCAGAATTATATACCCGCCAATTAATCATACCAGAAGAACAATGGGAGAAATATGAACAACAATTTGTTCTTACATTTGTTCATGAGTTAACACATTCGTTACAATTTGATGACCAAAAAGAAAAATTTAACGATTATTTTTCGAGCCCATTTGAGATAGATGCTTATAGTTCTGAGCTTGCTTTTGATATGTTTCTCTATAAAAAGAAAGAAAAAGCTTGCGATGCCTATATGAGGTATGCTAAAATAGATACTAAGGTTTCTAATAAAATGAGAACCATGGCAAAAGAGAAATATCAGTATCTTAAAAAGACTAAATAGTTAAGTAAACTAATTTAATAATTAATTGTAATAGGTTATGTATGCAAAAAACATATAAAAAATTTATGGCTGAAACTGCATCTGATGAACGAGAAATTATAAGAGAAGGTCTCGTTAAAGATCTTGAAAGAAGCTTTAAATCCGGTGGAGGTAAAGCAATAAAATGTGGCGATTATACAGTCACTCCAGTGAAGGCTGATCACAAAGCTTCAGATTTTCACGTAGTTGTTAAGGACCGTTCTGGAAAGGACAAAACAGAAGCAATAAAAAAATGGGAACCGGATTTTATAGTTTATATAGACGGCAAAATACATTTTGAAACTCGAGATGGGAAATTGCGCGCACCTGATAAAAAGACAGCTAAAGAAATTGAAGATTGGTGTAAACAGTACTCAAAGTAAGGTAAGTAAACAAAGAAATCTATGAAAACTTATTCAACTTTTATGGCGCCAGGTTATACTAGGAATGAGATTCGAACCCTCTTAGAACGAGTAACACCTGAGCTCAAAAAACAAGTTCTAGATCAAATAGAACTCGTTGATAATGATGTAGTGTTAAAAAATGTATTAGAGGCCATTCAAAAAGATGTGATGGCTAACATGATAAGAGAGAAAGCTATTGACGCCAAAATTACTATGAATCAAGATTTATTCATAGATGCTATGATATCTTTGATTAATAAGTCCGGCGCTAGTGCCGAAGACCAAGTTAATTTTTGTCAAGAATTAATTAAAGGTGATGTGATTGATTGTGTTAAAATGGTTAAAGATAGTTTAAATAAAGTTGTTAAATTAGATTCGTATGTTACTACAAAAAATCCAGTATGGTCCAAGGTTAGAGACAAATTAATTGCATTAGATGTAAAAATTGATAATCAAAATATAGGCCCTGGAGAAATTCTTTATATTATGTCAACTCCGGGTGGTAAAAAAGGCGATGAAGACAATAAAGGTGATTGTTGGTTAGGTGCGGGAGTTAATGTTGAATTAAAGAAAGATGGTGGAACGTTTTCAAAACCAACAAATTTTGCAGATGCTAAGTTAGCATGGATTAATGCTTTTAAAGATTTAGGAAGAGATATTTCTGCTGATGATGCAGATAGGATGATGTTAGGCGGCACAAAATATTATGGTGAATCAAATAAAGGTGGTGGTATAGCAAAATCTTTATCAATAGGAAGTAAAGAGTATACATCATTGTATATGGACAATAAAGGTGCTAGTCAAAGAATAGCCGATAAAGCTTGTGAAACATTATATAATAATATTTGTTCAATAGCTTGTCCTAATAATGGTGCGATTCCGTATTCATTTAATAAAACAGTAAAAAATGGATTAACAGATCCTAATGAATTTATAAGGCAATGGAATTCTAATGCCCTACACGATTATAAGAAACATGGCTGGGATTATCTAACTCTATTTAATTCTGAATCAGGCGATACAATTTCATTTAAAACAGCACAAGATTTATATAAGTCAAAACAATGGAATGTTGGATCTGAATGGATGTTAAGATGGGTAGGTGGCGGCGGCTTCGGAGGAACTGGTGCGTCCACTCGCGTTTATGCCGGCACTTTTAAAAACGAAGGAACTTTTGATCCAGGACAAACAGATTTTGAAGAAAAGTTGAAAGCAAAAGACGACATAAAATCAATATTAATGCATACTTTTGGCCAATTAAAACAAGGTAAAATGACCAAGAAGATTAAAGATGCTTTTACTTCTGCTAGCAGCTTAAAAGGACCACAAAAAGATGTAACTCAAAATAATGAACCGAAAGATTTTAAACAGTTAACCAAAGATATCGGCACTAAAATATCGGATTATTTTAAAGCAAAATCTAAACTTGGATTTGGTAGAGATAAAGCCGACAGAGAAATCGGTCAAAGTTTTTCTGCTATGAAACAAAAATTGGGGATTAGGTGAAACAATATAAACAATTTCTTACTGAAGCTTCCGGAAAAAATCTTCATATGGAACATCTCGAAGATGAGGTGTTAAATGGTGGAGTTGATGGTACAAGAGGTGCTATTAATTTTTTAAGAT